TTGAGTAGTTTTGGATTATCCTTAAACCATAATTATGGTTATTACGACCCTTATAAAAATTATACTTATAATTCACAACCCATAGATTCATTCTCGTCAAAAATATCTAAATTACACGATAAAATAAACGTAAAAGGAAAAGAGGAAGAATTAAAAAACGAGAACATAGCAAGGACTAAACTAAGAATGGCCATAGAAGATTATATCGATACTAAAGTAAAATTCAAGAAGAACATATCAATTCTCCTTAAAAAAAACATAACTATTAATGTAACTATCCTGTAACCGTCTTACCCTTAGATTTTGGCTTAGCTACTTTCTTTTTCTTAGCATGAAGCATCTTGTTAGCCTTAGCATCTATCTTAGTCTTAGCACTTTCAGATAGTTTTCCTGCCTTCTCCATCTGGGAGGCGCGTGCTTTTGCATTTGCTGCGTGACTTCTATTTTCCATTGGATACTTTCGCTCCGAAGGTATTCCAAATTCTTTAGATGGTATCTTCTTTCTGGCTTTGGATGTTAACTTGCTCATTAAATCTCTCCAAGTAAGTTGCGAGGTTTTTAAATAACTCTACATTATCTTTTAGCAGACCCAAGACTTTATTGCATCTATCACATATCCAACCTCTAAAATTTTCAGTTTTATGACAATGATCAAATACAATTTGCCTATTAAACTCATTACATACTTCGCATACATTTGGTCTCGGACGGCCAGCTTTTTGTTGTAGTTCTAGTTCTTTTTTATTTTTCCATTTTAAATATCTACGCCTATATCCTTCAGGGTCTTTTTTCCTTTTGTTATTTTGGGAAATTCGATCATTCTCTCGGATTTTCTCTAAATTATTCATCCTATATTTTTTTTTAGCTTTTATATTGGTTTCAGGGTGTTTTTCCCGATATCGTTTAGCTTGTTCCAATACTTTATCTTTATTCTTAGCTCTCCAAGTCTTAACATATTCATAATTTTTCATGATATATCACTAAAAACTATATCATATCACGATTTAATGTAAAAATAAATCTTATAGGGGATATGCACCATTAGTCATTTTCATACGCCATTTTCGTGCTCCTCCTTGAGCTCTCGGATTTTTCTTTCGACTGTTAAAAGAAAATCAATAAAACAAGAATCATTTTTAAATTCAAATTCCTTTTGGAATTCACCACTTCTTAAATTGCAATAAAACTTCTCATTTCCTAATCCTATTGAGAATATATTCATTTTAATTTTTGTTTCATCAAAGCTCATTCAAATGGTCTCGCTTGCTCTATATGATGTTTAGCAACGTTTAATGCAGATTCGACTGCTGTTCTAGCATTCTCGCTATCAAGCTTAGCTTCTTCAATATCTTGCTTGCTAGCCATATCCTGAATCTTAGCCATGGTTTCCATGTACTTAATATCTGTAAGCTGTTTCTCATTAGCAACCTTAGCAGCTTGAATAGCGTGGTCGCCCTCTGCCTTGCTAGCCGCCTGCTCTACTTTAGCCATCTCAATTTCCTGTAAAGTCTTCATTTGCTCTTCGGCCATCTTTTGCATGGGGTCCCCTTGCTCAGCAGCCTTGGCCTGTGCCTCTTGTTGTTGCTTCATAAATTTGACGGCTTGGGCTTTCATACTCTCAATGCCACGGATATCTAGGTTATCGAGGATTATCTCGAGGCCTTGAGTATTAATGAACTGGGCAAATATTTCGCTTGATTGCATCATACGGATAATTTGGTCTAGGGCCACTTGTTTCTGAACGCCAGAGCTTACACCAGCCTCTACCTTGATCTGTAAACTGTCAGGATTGTAACTTAAATCTAAGCTCGTAGGATCTGTGGGGTGATTGATTATCTGATAGGAGCGTTTTCCATCCGACTTCATTACTGGAAGGCTTCTTGGGGTTACATAATATTTTGGAATTAAGTCTATAATGATCTGCGCTATGCGGTTCAACCCCTTTATATACCCCTTTAAATAGGGGATAGCAGCTGCGTTAGACTGCATAGCACCTTGTTGAATCGCGACCCCTGATATTTGTTTATCACTGATTCCAAGGATGCCATCATAGCTGCCTAGTATTGTTTGGGTGACTCTATCGGTTCCCATGAAGGTGTTTTCAACAATAGGCGGGGTAGGGGTCCTTTGTACTTCTCTTGGCGGTTGTAAGGGAACATCTGGGTTATCTTTATAGAAAGCGTTGTAAGCCAATGTCGATGCTTGTTGTACGTTTTTGTACGCATCCTCATAACCTTCTGGGATTGATTCTACAGATACAATAAACTTATGCTGAACCATATTCTCGATTTCAGCGGCGACGGTTTGACCTGAAAAGTTCTTTAATTGTTGTATACCTTTGGCATGATAAACAAAAGGTCGCGTCATTTGTTCTGAGGCACCATTCTCGCTTTGTCTGATGACAACACTATTTCCATCAACGAATACAAGCGGTAAATAGCGATAAGAGGTTACCTCTCGTGTAAGTACCTTGTCTTCACAAACCAAATATCGCTCTATAACTTCGATAACGGTTTCTCTTTCTGAAATAACAATCGGTGCTTGCTCTATGAAACCTTCTTCTTTCCACATTTCCATGAATTCTTCATAGTGTTTCTTTATAATGGTATGGCCATTGGAGAGCTTAACAATGCGCTCTTTCTTTTTCCTTTTAGCAAAGTATTCCGCTAATAAAACAATTTCCTGGTCTTGAGAGATATAGCTCCAATTGAAATTACCCATTTGGCTATTGCGGACGAATCGCATGTTGCGAGTAGAGTCATCGCCAAACTCCTTCTCAAACTCTTCGCGCGTTTTAGGATAAAGCTGGAAACAGTAGCTTCCGTCGCCTTTATGAGAGTCTCTGGCAAGAGGGTCAAAGCCGGTAAGAGTAGGGTCGAATACGCGCTCTACCCGGATGTTCTGCTCAAAGGACATGGAGTTTATATAGTCTGTAAACACATGGACGACTGAGAACCCGCCGGCCAGTAAGTCTGAATAAACGTTATAAGCTAAGGCATCGTTAGAAGCATCGAAGAAGATTTCCCGTAAGTGTCCCTCTATGACCTCCAGGGTATCTAGGAAATCGTCAGTAAGGTCTTCAACTCGTATTCCTTCTGCGGCCCTTGCGGTAATCATAGGCTCTTGTTTAATGAACTCGCCCCGAAGTCGAGATATCATAGCTTCTAGGATGTTAAATTCAACGATAGGTTTTTGTAAGATATTTAATTTTGTTTCATCGTCTGCGCCAAGCGATGTTTTGAATACAAACTTCAGAAACTCATGATAACGATTAAAGTTATTTTCGAAATAATTATGTGAGGCTCGAATGTTGTCTTTAATCTCATCTAATCGTGTAGCATATTTTTTTGCAATTGGCATATCATTTCCTTGATTTTTGCATTGCTAGCATTTTCTGGTTAAAGCTTTGTGCGAGTCCCTTAATAACTTCCTTGGTTTCTTTTTCTTCTTTTTTGTAAGCAGAGGGAGGAAGTGCAAATGTTAAACACAAGGAATCCGATTCATCTGGAGAGCGCACACCGCGCTTCTTCATGTCTTCTTTTTTTTCCATGACTAATCTAGAATTAGAATCGAAGCTATAGCGAATGCCGCAAAGGTCGGCATGCAGGGTATCTGTATCTGGGATTTGAATGGGGATATCTTGTAGCCATTTAGCGCAAAGGTCCCACATCTCGGCCCGCTTGTTGCTATAACGCTTTTCATCTAGGGGTTTAGCGCCTGCATTTACCGCAACGACAATGTCTCGATGGCCAAGTTCATTTAGCCTATCGACCACACCAGCACCTAAGCCTCCGATATCCACGAATACCTTTTCTGGCCGATGCTGCTCAATTAGAGAGTGCACAATCCCTGTCACTTCCATAGTGTCCTTTTTAGTAAAGCTTTGTAGCCCGAAAGCTACTCGTCCTTGCCTAAATATAATAGAGGTCCTATCGTCCCCAAAACGAGCAGGATCAACACCGATAAGTAGAGGTCCATAACGTTCCGCGACTCCTTTTCTCGCTCTCATAACTATAGCAGAGTCTATGAATGTGTTTTCGCCAGTTAGCTGAAATGCCTCATTGGCATTGCAGGGGTATTCCTGCATGAAGGATTTTTCACCATCCTGGCCGTTTACAGAGAGGTCCACTATCTTGTATCGGCGCCAGGCCAATTGGCCGTCTGTTAGGCCGTAGATTTCTTTTAAATGATGTTCCACGTGTGACAACTGGAACCCTTCTGGGATGGTTCGGGTATATTCTTCTTGCCAGAACCAGGGGACGAATACAGCCATGAAGTCAGATTGATTGGATTCTGCCTTTTGCCACATTTGGTGGAAGTAGTTTCCTACTCCATTGGCGGTGGATTCTAGGATAATTTCTGTTCCTTTGACATCGGGGACGGCTTGGAGGATACCTTTGGCGTGCTCTGAGGCATTAGACCAGAAAGCTAGTTCACTTCCATGGAACAGTTGTATTGTACTTGAGCGCCCCACGGATTTGGTTTCTGCGGTTCCTATCTTGTAGCCTGAGTCTAAGCCTCCAAAGATAAGTTCTTTAGAGTTGTTGGAGGAGACTTCTGGCTGTACCAGTTTTGGTGTATTGGTATAAAAGCGCTGCGCCATCTTAAATAGGTTGTTGGTGGCATCTAGGGCATGGGTTAGGATGAAGCATTGGGTCCCTCTGTTGTGTGTGGTTTGGTGATAAAACCTTCCACCCACGTAAGATGAGCATCCTTGCTGACGCCCTTTCAAAATCAGCGCTCTTACCTTTCCGTTTAATGCTTTTTGTTCTTC